CAAGGGAAGTATTTTACCACAGATATCTCAAAAAAGTATAAGTACAAGAAACTGTAGTATTTATAAAGGATGAATAAATTCCAACAGTTACTTAATAGTTTCTCAATTAAGAAAACCTTGAATCCTAAAATTTGGGAAGACCCTGAAGACCCTAATAAGTCTACCATGGTTCCTAAAGTTAGGAAAGCTCTTGAACGCATTGCGGATGAGTTTATTGAGTATTTGGGAGATGAGGTTTTTGTTGACGACGTAGTACTAACAGGTTCGTTGGCGAATTTCAATTGGTCGGAATTTTCAGATTTTGATTTACATATAATTGTAGATTTAAAACAATACGAAGACGACTCTGAATTATATAAAGAGTTATTTAATTTAAAAAAACAAGTTTTTAACGACAAACACAATATTAAAATTTACGGATATGATGTTGAATTATATGCCCAAGACCTTGAGGAATCTCATTATGCTTCGGGAGTATATTCTGTTATGAATAATGAATGGGTAACCAAACCTAAAAAATTTAAAGCAGAAATTGATAAAGAAGTCCTTAAAAATAAAATTGATTGTTGGGTTGAAAAAATTGATAAAGGTCTTGAATCTGATGAAACAAAAACTTTGGAATCTATTAAAGACAAATTAAAAGATTACAGAAAATCTGGTCTTGAAAAAGATGGAGAACTATCATATGAGAATTTAGTTTTTAAATTTTTACGTAGGTCAGGACATATTCAAAAACTATTCGACACCGCAAATAATGTGATAGATAAAGGTCTTTCAGTTGAAAGAAAGTTAGAAGACTAATAACTATTCCTTAATAAATGTAAACAATCGTATATTTATAAAGAAAAAAACTTAAATGGCATTTAATTATTACATAGCATCATCTTGTAGTTCTTCTACACAGTTATACATTAAGTCAGAAGATGGTTTAATTGAGGGTAAAATATATGACCTTATAATTAATGGAGGAAATAGTTGTTATACGGTTGGACCAGGTATTGATACCCCGTTAGCCGCGGTTGCTACTATCTACAATGGTCCATGGAATACATGTATTGAATGTCTTGGAGACGTTACACCAACTCCAACTGCATCTGTTACAACAACTCCGACAACCACCCCAACAAACACCCCAACTCAAACACAAACAGGTACAGCATCTGTAACACCAACCCCAACTCAAACTAAGACCCCAACAAATACACCAACAACAACTCAAACACCTACTAATACGGCAACAGGGACTAACACACCTACGCCAACTAATACATCGACAAGAACTCCAACACCTACTAACACCGCGACAAGAACTCCAACACCAAGTATTACTGCTTCGCCAACAGGCACCGCATCTGTAACACCAACTCCAACAGGAACACCAGCATCAACTCCAACATCAACACCAACTCCAAGTGTTACTTTAGGGTTTGTGATTGAAGTAAATCAACAGTATGAATATACTATTGGAATGTTAGGTAATTTTAGTGGAGGAACTGCACCTGAGGGAGCAACTGTTCCATATTCGGTAATGACAAGTGAAGATGGTGATGAGTCTATTGTACAACTAAACGCAATCTCATTAGGAGGTTTTCAAGGATTAAATAATTAAAAAAAAAATAAATCATAATATGGGAGATTTAAAACCAATTGGTAGCGAAAAACTTCAAGGCCAAGATAAATTAAGAAGAATTATGGAAATTGCTCGTTTTAACGAGACAATTCCAACCACTATAAATGAAACATCAAAAACTGAGTTTAATAAAACTTTATCTGATGGTAACAACTATGAAATCGTAAAAGAAAGACAAGGTTATATCATTAAGAAGGCTATCTCAGAATCTGAAACTGATTACATTGAGCCAATGAAAAATAGAAAATACTATTCTTCATATTCTCAAGCTTTAAAAAGATTAAACTTAGTTGCGGGTGAGTTGAATAGAATTAACGAAAATGAAGAAGGTACTTCAATGTTTGGAGAACAAAAAAGATTTACGTTAAAAACTCCAAAACCTAAAGAAGTTGTTGCTCCTGTAGAGGCGGCGGTACCACCAATGGCACCACCACCAGTACCAGCTCCTGAATTACCAGCGTCTCCTGTAGGAGGTGAAGAAATGGATTTTAGTATGGACTCTGAAGAGATGGGACCTGAAGGTGACATGGAAATGGACACTGATATGGACATGGAAATGGACGGAGGAGATGACGAACAAGTAACGTTTAAAACAATCCAAAAATTAACAGGTAAGTTAACTCAAAAGATTAGAACATTAGATACTGAAGAAGGAATGACTTCTGAAGATATCAAATATGTTATTAATATGGTTATTTCATCTTTAGACTTAAATTCATTAAGTGAAGAAGATAGAGATGACATCATGGACAAACTTGAAGGTCAAGAAGAAGACTTAGGTGGTGACGACATGGACGGAGAAGACTTGACTGATGATAGTGAAGTTGAAGATATCCAAGCTGACATGGACATTCCAATGGAAGGTGAAATGGAAGAAGGTGGTTATTATGAAAACGAAGATATGGAAGAAGAAGATATGGACTACGGAAACGGAGCAATTATCGATAGTATCTTTGGTGAGTCTAAAGTAGATAAGGTAATATCAAAATATTTTGAAATTTCTAAAAAAGAAATTGTTGAAAGTAGAGAAAGAAATGCGAAGAAAAAATTAACTAAGATTGCTGAAGTTAGAAAACAAATGAAAGAAGTTGTTAAACTAACTGAAACTATTGAACAAGAATTGGCTTCACAAAAATTCTTAACTGAAAATTCTTTAGCTAAGATTGTTGGAGTAACAAACAAGAAAAACTTAGTATTTGAAAACAGAGGTAAACAAATTAGAATAACACCTGAAGGACAAATATTGTAATTATGAGTAATTTGATATACGTAAATGGTTTGGGACCCAACTACAAGGGAGACAATCTTTACGAATTCATATTCTCTGACAGTCTAGATGTGTGGGGAGAGTCTTGGGAGAGTAAGCCATCCAATGGTTACCCGACTCCACCTGAATTAAAATATATTAAAAAAGTAGGAGTTCTGAGAAATACTGATATAAAATTGGAATTGATTCAGAACTCCGATTTTTTTTGTATGATAGACGCAATTGACGATGTTGTTGCGTTAGCCTGGGAAACCGATGAAGAGAACGGACAGAAACGTTTAGTTTTTAGATTTGGAATGACTGAACAAGAAATAAAAGACAAACTCTACGAAAAAGATTTGATTTTAGAATTTGAAAAGAAAGTAATTTATGAAAATTAATAAAAAAGCATTAGAACTTATTGAAAAAGGATTATCATCTAAAACGGTTTCAAAATTAGATGAGTCTCAAATCAATATATTGCACACAAGATTAGTTGGTGAGCAAGTGGAAGAAATTCCATCTAAAAAAAGTTATAAGGTTGGACAAGATGGTGGGAATTTACCACCAGCAACAAAAGGATATAATGTAAAGAAAACCGAAACAGGCGATGTTGTTGCAACTCCAAATGAATCTGAAATGTCTGAACAAGACGATTTACAAAATAATGATGCTCTTGGTGCCGACGCAATGCAAAGTGCTACAGGTCAAGAAACTCCACACATGGCAGATGATATGGCTCCTGATGGAATGGATGATGATAGTGATGATAATAGAAAAGAAATGGGGGAATCTAAGAAAAAGAAAGATGAACCAAATCCATGGGCAATTTGCCATTCTCAAGTAGGACCTAAAAAATCCAGAAAATGGGAAAGATGTGTGAGAGAAGTAAAAAAACAATTGGCAGAAGGAAAAAATCCTGTATCTTTGTTTATTGAAAATCAAATCATGAAAATCGTAGAAAAAAACTTACCACCAAGAATTACTAAAGGTGATTTAGTGAAATACTTGACTGAGAACAGTCCATCTGTCGCACCTACAAAACCAACAACAAAACCTGGTACAAAACCTGGTACAAAACCACAAAGACCTGCACATCCAGGAAAAAACCCTAACCCAGGAGAAAATCCTGCACCGAAGGCTAAAGGACCTTCTGCAGAAGATACAAAAGATAAAGTTATTGACGTAATATTAAACCTACTACAAAATTAAAATGGCAAAGAGAGTTAAAGAACAATTAGATTACGGGAATAGACCCGAAAGAATGGACCCAAATTTAGAAAGAAAATTGGCTAGTCCTGAAAATTTATATGCTCAAAATCCTGCCATGAAAAAAGGACCTGAGGACGTACAAAGGTTAGTTAGTAATCGTTTTCAAAAAGTTGCAGAAAAACTAAGTCAAGTTACAGGTATTGATAATTTAAGTTCTCAGCAAACTCAAGGTATGATATACCAAGAGATGATGAGAAAATTACCGTCAATTATGAGAATTGAGGGTCAACATAGGGAAGAATTAGAAGAACTCGCCAAAGAAGCTGCTTTAGAAGAAACTGAAGTACCTGCGGATTGGTATGAAATTGAGGCATTACTTAATAGACAACCTATCAACACAGGTAATTTTAGAATGAAACCTGAAGATGAAGAAGAGGAAGAAGAGGATGAAAACAAAACTCCTGAAATCCCATCGTTTGATGTTGAAGACTTAACGGATGAAGAAATCCTTGAGTTAGAAAAACACAAAAGAAATATCATCAACGCCATTATTCAAGGAGCTGCGAAGAAAGGACATTACCTTTTTCAAAAACCTGACATTAAAGCAAGATTAGATGAAATCGACCCATCTCTATACAGAGACTATTTGGGTATCATGGCAATCAACGACTTCCTATATTTTAGTATGGAACAGATGATTGAAATGATGAGTCAAACAGGACAAGGAGTTGCTGGTAAAGTTGAATTGAAAGATAACGATGATGAGGGAGAAGAAGGTGAAGAAGGAGAAGAAAAACCAGATACAAAAATTGTTGCTGAAGGTATGATTTTCCCTATTTTATGCCACGAAATCATTAAAGGAATTGAAGAAGGTAAGGGAAGACATGGTCTACCTAAAGACCCTTCATTACGTCAAAAAGTTCAAGGGCAAGTAGATGTTTTATCTAACGAACCAATGCAACTTAGAATAGGCCCTGAAATCGTAGAAAAAATTAGGTTAGCATTACCTGATGAAATGTACGAAGAATCAAATAAGGGTTTGATAAACTGGTTTCATACTTTACTGTACCAAATACCAGCTCAAGAATTTTTAGAAGTTATTGGACAAGCTATATCAGAAGACCAATCAAAAGTTAAAAAAGCAACCGCAAGATTTAAGGAGATAATGAGAGAAGCACAACAATTAAAAAGTGACTTTGAAGATTATCAAGAAGAAGAAGGTTCGGACTTGGACAACTATGGTGGTGGTGGTGACGATGATGATGACGATGACGATGGTTTAGACGATTTCTTGGGTAGTTTAGGTATTTCGAGACCTAAATAACCTAACTCTTGTGAATAGAGAACAATTAATTATAGAAGTAACGAAGTGTATGAGGAATACTCCTTACGCACTTCGTACTTATTTACAGACCTACGATAACACCGTATCCAAATACGTTCCGTTAGACTTATTCCCCGACCAAGTTTCCCTTATAGAAGACTACGATAACTACAATGAAAATGTTGCCTTGAAATACAGACAGGCAGGGGTTTCAACAGTTACCGCCGCTTGGATATCAAAACGACTAGCCTTCGCCAGAAAAGAAAAACCAGAAAAAGTTCTGATTATTGCAAACAAATTAGATACTGCAGTAGAGATGGCAAATAAGGTTAGAGGATTTACCGAACAATGGCCTGCATGGGTTGGTGCTGGATTCTCTCAAGAAAAGAACGCCCAAAGACATTTTAAATTAACTAACGGATGTGAAGTTAAAGCCGTTGCAACATCACGAGATGCCTTGAGGGGTTATACCCCAACCATCCTAATATTTGACGAGGCCGCGTATATTGAAGCTGATGGAGATTTCTGGGCGGCTTGTATGGCGTCCCTATCTACAGGGGGTAAAGTAATTGTAGTTTCAACTCCAAACGGATACGATGCGATTTACTATGAAATCTATGACCAATCATTGAGAGGCATGAACGATTTCAAGGTCACTGAAATGTTTTGGCATCGTGACCCACGATATACAAAAGACCTATATATGGTTAAGACCAATGATTTGGTTCATTTCCTTTTGAATAGAGAAGAATACAATATTGATGATGTTGTTGTTGACCTATCTATGGAAAATCCATATGAAAGAGACCACTCAGTAGTTACCGATTATATTGAACAAGGGTACAAACCATGTTCGTCTTGGTTCGAAGGGATGGTTAAAAAATTAAAATACGATAGACGTAAAGTGGCTCAGGAGTTGGAATGTAACTTCTTGGGTTCAGGTGATAACGTATTTGATTCTGAAATGATGTTAGACATATCTAAAAACCAAGTTAAAGACCCAATTGCAAAAATGATGGGTGGAGGACTTTGGATTTGGAAAGAACCTGTTAACGGACATAAGTACGTTATGGGTGTCGACGTATCAAGAGGAGACTCCGAGGATTTCTCGTGTGTTCAAATTATTGATTTTGATACAAGGGAACAAGTGTTAGAATACGTCGGTAAGGTACCTCCTGACATCCTGGCGGAGATTGCTTACAAATGGGGTACAATGTACAACGCATACTGCGTAGTCGATTTAACGGGAGGTATGGGGGTTGCAACCGCTAGAAAAATGCAAGAAATGGGATATCAAGCGGGAATGTATGTTGACAACGTAGATACTACAAACAAATGGAAATACGACCCTAAGATAAATGAAAAAATACCTGGTATTAACTTTAACAGTAAAAGGGTTCAAATTATTTCATCATTTGAAGAATCTATGAGACATAAGTTCAGAATTTATTCAAATAGGCTTTATAACGAAATGAATACATTTGTTTACATTAACGGTAGACCTGACCACCAAAAAAATCATCACGATGACTGTATCATGAGTATTTCTATGGCGATATATGTTGCGGAGAAATCATTTCAATCTTTAGAAAAAGTTGTGAACCATACCAAAGCGATGTTAAATTCATGGTCAAGTGTTATGAATGAGAATAAAAATACTTCGGATTACTTCAACCCGATGGTACCACAAATGGGTAGACAAAACCCTATTAATCAAGGCCCAAGTCGAGCCGATTACGAAAAATATAGGTGGTTATTTGGTGCGTAATAACTATTTATATTATCAAGGTAATAAGTAAATTTACATTATGGCAGAACAGAATATGACGGTTTGGCAAAAACTGTCGCAAACATTTGGACCGAACTCACTCTTACAACAGGATTATCCAACTTTTAAGTTTGATAAGAAGGAACTTTTGCGCACCAAAAGTAGAGAGGAATACGAGAAGGAAAAACTACAGGCACAACAAACTTTTTATTTAACAAATCAATGGGCTAAGGTTGAAAACAATCTTTACTCACAAGCGATTTATTATGAACCATCAAGGTTATCTGCACAGTATGATTACGAGTCAATGGAGTATACTCCTGAGATTTCAGCAGCGTTAGATATCTACGCCGAGGAATCAACAACAACTAACGAAGATGGATTTATTTTACAAATCTATTCTGAGTCAAAAAGAATAAAAGGTGTATTAGCCGATTTATTTAATAACAACTTAGACATTAACACCAACTTACCAATGTGGACAAGAAACACTTGTAAGTACGGTGACAACTTTATTTACTTGAAATTAGACCCTGAGAAAGGAGTGGTTGGTGTACAACAGTTACCAACAATTGAAATCGAAAGACATGAGGTAGGTGCGAGTGGAAAAATTTCAACAGACATTACAAAAGAATTAGACAAGGACAAAAAAGCCCTTCACTTTACTTGGAAGAATAAAAACATGGAATTCCAATCATGGGAAATTGCTCACTTTAGATTATTAGGTGACGATAGAAAACTCCCTTACGGTACTTCTATGTTGGAGAAAGCAAGAAGAATTTGGAAACAATTATTACTATCAGAAGATGCGATGTTAATTTACCGTACATCAAGAGCACCTGAAAGAAGAATGTTCAAAGTTTTCGTAGGTAATATGAATGATGATGATGTTGAGGCATACGTACAACGTGTTGCCAACAAATTTAAAAGAGAACAAATTGTAGATAATAAAACAGGTAACGTAGATATGAGGTTTAACCAAATGGCGGTTGACCAAGATTATTTTATACCTGTTAGAGACCCTGCGGCACCAGACCCAATTACAACATTACCTGGAGCAACAAACTTATCAGAGATTGCGGATATTGAGTATATCCAAAAGAAATTATTAACAGCACTTCGTGTACCTAAGGCATTCTTAGGATTTGAAGAAGTTGTTGGCGACGGTAAAAATTTAGCATTACAAGACATTAGATTTGCTCGTACAATCAACAGAATCCAAAAAAGTATGTTGGCTGAGTTAAATAAGGTTGCGATTGTTCACCTATTCTTATTAGGATTTGAAGACGAACTTTCAAACTTTACTTTAGGTCTTACAAACCCATCAACTCAAGCAGATTTATTAAAAATTGATGTTTGGAAAGAAAAAGTATTATTGTATAAAGATTTAGTATCTGACCCAGGAAATGGTATTCAAGCAACATCATCTACATGGGCTAAGAAACATATCTTTGGATGGTCTGACGAAGAAGTTCGTTTGGATTTACAACAACAAAGAGTTGAAAGAGCTGTTGGTGAAGAACTTAAAGCAACTGCAACAGTTATTACTAAAACAGGATTATTTGATAACATAGACAAATTATACGGAAGTGCAACAGGTTCAACACCTGCGGCAGGAGCTGCAACAACGCCAGGAGGAACTGAAGAGTTAGGAGCACCACCATCATTTGGAGGGGGAGCTGAACCAGCACCCGACTTAGGAGCTGAAGTACCACCAGCAGGAGGAGGAGGAGAGGCACCACCACCACCAACAGGAGAACCAGAATTAGCTCCTGAATCTAAGAAAAAAGACATGAACATTTTAATTGAAAGTAACCTAATTGAAGGAGCTCAAATGATAAATTTGGGTCAGGCACAACAATCTTTAGGAGAAATTTCAAAAGAATTGGATAAGTTATTAAATACGTAATATTTATTTGAAAACGAGCAAAATGACCTTTGGTAACATTAAATCCCTAATTGAGAACAATCTACTAGAATCCTACAAAGATGAAAAGGATTTCAAGAAGACATTGAGAGAATTCAAACACAACGTGTTGAGTAATAAATCTATGTCAAAAGCGTATGCTTTATATGACCAATTGAGTAAACCTCAAGGGTTAAATGAACATGATGCGAAAGAGTTTTTAGAAGAAGGGATATCGTTATTACAAAGAATTTTGCCAACAATTAAATTACCAAAAACAATTTCTGAATCAGTTAAAAATAGTTATGCCGATATCGATACATTGGTTTACACTCAAAAAACAGATTTAAAGGAAAGAATAAATGCTAAGAAAAATATCATTTCAATTATTACTTTAAAAACTGAAACAGTTAAAGAATCTATCAATATTCCTATTAAATCTATGGTGAATATTGCAAACCAAACTTTGAGAAATTACCTTGATACTTTAGATGAAAATTCTAAAAAAGAATTTATTCAAATTGTGTCTGAAGATACGAAAACTCTTGAAACTAAATTTGAGACTATTCGTGAAAGTGCTATCACTAAACTTCAAACAATATTAGAAAATGAGAAGGAATCTGATATTAAAACAAGAATTTCTGAAACCATCAACCAATTAAAGGATGAAAAATTTGACCAAATGAATTTTTTAAGATTAAAAAATCTTGAGGAATCAATCTAATAGGTCTTTCTTTTTCTGAATATACTTAGCTTTTAAAATCTGTGTTCTTTTGAGTACAGATTTTTTTGTATATTGTTTTTTCTCTTTTAACTTTTGAGTTTGTTTGGTCTTAATGACTTTAGATTTTAATGTTTTTAGGGCTCTCTCGATATTGTCCCCACTCTTAATGTTTACGATTATCATAATGATTTAAAAATTTTTTGACTATTAGGTATAAATACTCTATTCTTTTATAGAAAATAAACATACATAATCATGAACATTAATGAAAAAAGGAAAAAGTGTAAAGTTAAATTTATACAATCCAATTAAATCAGTCTACGGAACTGTCGATTCAAAAAACCTAAAATCAGTCTACATAAACATACAATCATGGGTGACCCCAAAACAAGAATACGATAATTGGAATAGAGTTGTCTCTAACTTAGGTAGAGAAATTAAACATTCGGTATTCGAATCAATAAACCAAAAATTATTTCAAGAAAAAAGTATCGTAGATTTAGACCTACGAACGAGTGGAATTTCCCACGGTAAAAAATCTTTCTTTAACTTAGAAATTAATTTATACACCAACTCTGAAATGGATTTTAAGTCCGTGGAAATCAAAGATTCCATTAAAACTATAGTCAAATCTATATTCAGAAATAACATTCAACAAAACAAATACTTCGAATTTTCAACCTCAAAAAAGACAGATGACCAATAAACTATCGAGAACGGTATATTTATCTTAAAAGATTAGATGAAAAATTTAAGAATATTAGAGGCAAGCGAATTAGGTCACGGTATCTTAGTCGAGGCTGACGCGGGTTGGGTATCACCTAAAGATTCTCGTAATGAAAAAATGTTGAGAGAAGCTAAAGATATGGACTATAGAAATCCATTTGAGTTTTATGCTGTTTTACAAAAATATGATACTCCAAATAGAAACGGTAGAACTTATCCTGAAAGAATTCTTAAAAGAGAAGCCGAAAATTATAAAAAGGCAATTGATAAAGGATTGTCAACTTCAGAACTTAATCACCCTGAATCTTCATTAATTGACTTAGATAGAGTTGCCCATTTAATTACAGAGATTTGGTGGGAAGGAAACATCTTAATGGGTAAGTTAAAATTATTAACTTCACCAGGATTCCACGAAAGAGGTATTGTATCAACTAAAGGAGACCAAGCGGCGAATTTAATGAGACAAGGTGTTACCATGGGAGTTTCTTCAAGAGGTGTTGGTTCACTTAAAAAGGTTGGAGAAAGAAATGAAGTACAAGATGACTTTGAATTAATTTGTTTTGACTTAGTATCATCTCCATCTACACCTGGAGCTTATTTATTTTCAAACCCTGAAGATAGAACAAAATATGAGGAAAACTTAGAAGAAGAAAAAAAACATAACCAAATTAATGGATATGTTGAGAAGTCGGTTGACTTAATGAAAAAATTAAACGATTATTTAGGAAAATAATAAAACATGGAAGAAAAATATTTTGTAGCGAAAATTCAGTACGATTTACCTGATGAGAACACAGGTAAAATCAAAAAAATTAGAGAAGAAAAATTAGTTAAAGGTTACTCAGTGACAGACGTTGAGTCAAAAGTTACTAAGAAATACGAAGGGTTCACCAATGATTGGAGAATCACATCGGTTTCAGAAAGTAAAATTGATGAAGTCATTGAATAATTAATTTAAAAAGCAATTTAATAAAAGTGGTCCATGTGACCACTTTTTTTGTTTGGTAGATATTTATAAATAAAAATAATATGAACTTCTTAGTAAATTTAGGTAGTGGGGTAACCCAAGAGCAAAGGATAGTGAACGCCTCTTCATGGTCAACATGTTTGGCCTATTGTGAAGGTACAGGATTAACTATTGTGTCAATCCAATCATTACCCTCATCAAATATTGTACAGCTAAGTACTGAAACTACTGACTGTTATCAAGGAACAATCAAAGTTAACGGTGTTGCAACTCAATATTTTGTATGGGCAAATAGTTTTGATTCTTTCAATACATGGTTCGAATCTTTAACAACCCCCGTATTACAAAACATACAATTTTCAAATAAACTTTACGTAACGGTATAACCAAAATGATTTTTTTTCATTTTGACACTATTTATTAGTTAAAATAACCAATTTTTTCATGCAAGAAAATAAATCATTAGTACAGGAGGCACTCATTCAAATGAAAAACGTTGAAGAGGCTATTGCCGAAAATGCAAAAGGAATACTTGCTTCAACTATGAAGGAAGAAATCAATCAATTAGTAAAAGAATCTCTATCAGAGCAAGACGAAGATGAGGTTGATTTAGATGTAGATATGGAAGACGATGACTCAGAAGAGTTTGATGTTGACATGGATACTGATAACGAAGATGAAATGGACATGGATTTTGACATGGACATGGATTCTGAAGAAAGTCCAATAGATTTAACTGACGCTTCTGACGAAGAAGTTTTGAAAGTTTTCAAAGCTATGGGTGAAGAAGACGGAATCATCGTTAAAAAAGATGGTAACGATATTCACTTAACAGATAGTGAAACCGATGAAGAGTATTTGGTTAAGCTTGGTGAGTCTGAAGAAGACACAAATTTAGATGAAACTATGTATGTAGATGAAATCGATGAAATGGACGTTGATACAGAAGATGTAATTAACGCTATTTTTAGTAAAGACGGTGACGCTTCAGATATTGAAGTAGACCAAGATGAAGAAGTTATGTACGAAATTGAATTCGAGGAAGAAGACGAAGACGATGACGACATGATGGAACAAGAAGACGATGACGACATGATGGAACAAGAAGACGATGACGACATGATGGAATCAGATGATGATGACATGATGGAAGAAGACGACGACGATGACATGATGGAAGAAGAGGAAGAAGATTTGGACGAATCTTACAACCAAAGAAGAGCTGTTAGAGAAGCGAAATCAACAATTAAACCTAAAGGTGTTGGAATTGGGTCTGGACCAAAATTCACTTATAAAGATAAAGCTAAAGGCGGATTCGATGATAAGAAGAAAGAAGGACCAAAATCAGTTGGTACTGGTAAACCAAAATTCGAATACAAGAAAGGCGAAAATATGGAAGGAAGTTCCAAAGTTGTTAAGGCAGAAACAAAAGAAGGTGCTCACGGAATGAACAAGGGTGATAAATCTAGAACCATGAAAGGTAAAGAAGATTACACTACTAAAAAAGGTGACACTTTAAAAAGAAAAGCTTTCGAAAAGGAAGAAACTAAAGAAGCTGCTAGAACTTATGGATTTGGTTCTAAAGAAGGTAGAGGACTAAGAAAAGGTATTACTAACAATAGAAATTATGTTTACGGTAATAACGGAGTAAAAGTTGAATCTACTAAAGAAGAGGTTAACATGTTGAGAGAAAAGAATGAAGAATACAGAAAAGCGTTAAATATTTTCAGAGAAAAGCTTAACGAAGTTGCTATCTTCAACTCAAACTTAGCATATGCAACTAGATTGTTCACTGAACATTCGACTACTAAAAAAGAAAAAATAAATATCTTAAGAAGATTTGACGATGTTGAAACTTTAAGAGAATCTAAAAATCTTTATCAGTCAATTAAAGGTGAATTATCTAAAACTGACACAAAAACAATGAACGAGTCAGTTGGAACAAAATTAAACAAACAAGTTTCAACAGGTTCTTCAACTACACTAATTGAATCAAAAACTTACGAGAATCCTCAATTCATGAGAATGAAAGATTTGATGAGTAAATTAGGGTAATAAATAAATTAATAAAAAACAAAATACATTTTAAAATGGGAGCATTATTAGAATCAGGTCTTGTTGGTAACATCGGGTTAAAACACCTTAAAGTTATCAAAGAAGACACAATCAACAAATGGGACAAATTAGGATTCTTAGAGGGTCTTAAAGGTCACATGAGAGAAAACGTTGCACAACTTTATGAAAACCAAGCATCGTATTTAATTAACGAAGCATCATCTACTTCTGATACAGGAGCATTTGAAACAGTGGTTTTCCCTATCGTTAGACGTGTATTCTCTAAATTATTAGCGAACGACATCGTTTCTGTACAAGCTATGAACTTACCAATTGGTAAATTATTCTACTTCGTACCTAACATTCAGGCTTACCAACCAGGTACTTCTGAGCACTACGCACCTTATGGTTCTCCGAACCAAGCTGCAGGTCAAACACCAAACAGTGGTTATGACTATAACAACACTAAAGACCTTTACGATAGATTCTACGAAGGTAACGAACCAGCTTTAGACCCACCAGGTTTATTTGACTATTCTAAAGGACAATACTCAGCTATTACAACTGAGGTTGGTACTGTAGCTTGGTTAGCTGACCAATTAGTTCCTTCAGCTTATACTGTAGGTAACTATAGAAAAGTTCTTATCATTATGTCAGGTTTCGCATCTGATGGAGCAGGTAAATTAATCGGTCCTGATGGTCAACCAATGGACAACGAAGCTTTCTTATCTGATTTAACAGTTTACGGTTCTGCCGCAAACGTTTACACTTCAGGAAATACAAGCAACGCTTACTTATTCAGAGTTGTAACTCAAAGATACGGTAAAGGTATTGTTCAGTATGGTAACAACAACTCTACATTAGTATTCCCTAACAGTAAAACTGATGGTGGTCAATATGACAACATTTGTGACGCTCAAGGATATATCTATTTAGAGGTTGATTTACAAGTTCCTGCTGAAGTAGGTTCTGGTTCAATGGACGGATATACAGGTTCTACTTTTCAATCTACAGCAGCAGCAAATAACGCTTTTACAGCGACTTACAGAATCTACAAAAACTTAGAGTTTGAAGATAAAATTGGTGAGGTTTCTTTTGACCTTATGTCTGTAACAGTTTCTGTAACTGAAAGAAAATTAAGAGCACAATGGTCTCCAGAAATGGCACAAGACGTTGCAGCTTTCCACAACATCGATGCTGAAGCTGAATTAACAGCTTTATTATCTGAGCAAGTTGCGGCTGAAATCGACCGTGAAATCTTAAGAGATTTACGTAAAGGTGCAGCATGGAACTTACGTTGGGATTACAATGGATGGAAGAGACTGGGTTCTAACGCAGTTCCTTACACTCAAAAAGACTGGAACCAAACGTTAATCACAGCGATTAACCAAATTTCTGCTCAAATCCACAAATCTACATTAAGAGGTGGAGCTAACTGGATTGTTGTTTCTTCTGAAATTTCTGCAATCTTCGACGATTTAGAATATTTCCACGTATCAAACGCAGCTCCTGAGCAAGACCAGTACAACATGGGTATTGAAAGAGTTGGTACTTTAGCAGGTCGTTACCAAGTGTACAGAGACCCTTACTTCCCAGCTAACCAAGTGTTAATGGGTCACAAAGGAACATCTTTGTTAGACACAGGTTACATCTACGCACCGTACGTACCTCTACAATTAACTCCTACAATGTACAATCCATTCAACTTCACTCCAATCAAAGGTATCATGACTAGATACGCTAAGAAAATGGTGAACAACCGTTTCTACGGTAGAATCACAGTTGATGGTGTAAGAACATTTGACTTGAGAGAATTAAGATAATCATTATCTTATATA